TTGATGACCTCTTGCAACGCATCGCGGCAACGCTTAACGCTGGCCAGCTCAACGCCTTTGAAGTGGAGAGGCTTAGCGCCATCGCTACATCACAAGGCGGATCACCAAACAGCATCCCTGAAATTGGTATCAGTGCTGGCTATGGCAGCGGCAAGACATATTGCGCCCATGCGGTTGCCGTCAAGTTGTCCGCGCTGAACCAAGGCTTTGTTGGTTGTGTGATGGAACCAACCAGCGATATGGTCCGCCGAATCTGGGCGCCAAAATTTGAAGATTTCTTAGATAGTTTTGGCATCCCTTACACCCCAAGGGTGGCACCGTACGTTAGTCACACGCTGCACTTTCCAGGCGGTGATTCAACGATCCTTGGCCTGTCGTTTGAAAACTATCAGCGGATCGTTGGTGACGATTGGGCCTTCGCAATTATCGATGAGGTTGATACTGCGAAAGCATCAATTGCCCAGCGTGCTTATGACAAGATCCTGGGCCGTATCAGGGTCGGCAACTTCAACCAGCTCCACTGTTATTCAACGCCAGAAGGCTTTGGGTTCCATTACCAAACGTTTGGCACTGATGCAGCACGGGAAGGCAAGCGCAGAGCGCTGCTCAGGATGACGACGGCAGATAATGCCCACAACCTCAGGCCGGGCTTCGTCGATGACCTGCTGAGCCGCTACACCCAAGAGCAGTGCCGCGCCTACCTAGAGGGCATTTATCAAAACCTGGCCACCGGCACTGTTTACGATCGGTTTGACCGTGCCAAGCACGTCTCAAACGTCGATGATGACCCGCTGGCTGAGGAGCCGCTGAGAATCGGGATTGACTTCAACGTGGGCAATATGAATGCAGCCCTGGCGATCCGGTCTGGCAATGCCCTGCATTTCATCGATGAGATCAGCGGGGCGCATGACACTGATGCCTTGGCACAGGAGATCTGCACTCGTTACCCAGGCCGCACGCTTTACGGCTACCCCGATGCCTCAGGTGGCAACCGCTCAACCAACGCAACCAGGACTGATCTGGAGATACTTGCGAGCTATGGCATCAGCAACCAATCGCCTAAAGCCAATCCCAGGGTGGCTGATCGGGTTTCTGCTTTTCAAGGTGCTTTGGAGAACGGGAAAGGCGAAATCAGAATCCAGATCAACCCACGATGCAAACGGCTGATTGAATGCCTAGAGCTGCAGGCGTACAACGAGCGGCAGGAGCCTGACAAGGAATCTGGCCATGACCATATGCCGGACGCCGCAGGCTATCTCGTTTGGCGTGAGCTGAACCCACTGCACCGCAGGGCTGGCCGTGGCACCGGCATTAGACTGTATTAACGAAACATTGAACAATGGCCAAGCGCGGCGGTAGGTCTGGCAGGAAGTACGTCCGCGACTCAATCGGGCGGTTTGCTACGACTGGCGCCACTGCTCGCGGTGGCAGGCTGAAAACTAAAAGTGGGAAGAAACGGGCGACTCAAACGGTAAAAGCAAAGACCGGCGGTAAGCCTGCAGGTGCCATCAAGGGGAAGATCAAGCGGGATCCTGGCGCAGCGAAGCCAGCAGCACGCTCGAAGCCGACAGTCGCCCGGACCAGCAAGGCGCCAACCAATAAGGCAAAAGTTGCTTACAAGCGTGCCAGGTACGACGCTCGAAGCAGAAATGCAGATCTAAGAGGCGCAGACGTTGACGAACGGCGGATGGCCAATAGCGCGTCAGCCAAGCTCAAGAATATGCAGCGCCGGAGATCAGCCTCAACGCCTAAGGCAGGCGCAGACGCTCCACGCAGCAAGCAAAAGGCAAGGGAGCTTGCACGGGTCAAAAGGGCTATCAGCAACGAAAGGAAAGCCTATGCCGCTAGGGGTGACGGGGCCGGCAGTGCGAAACAATCCCGCAGCGCGTCTGTTGCGAAGAGGGCTAAAGACATTTACAGCGGAAAAATCAGCGCTTCGTATAAGACAACTTCACGGCTAACACGGACACAAAACCCTGATGTCTTGAGGGCGAGGATCAAGAAAGGCGAGAAGCTCACGGCAGCACGCGCCAAAAAAAAAAGCGTAACGGCCAATAACGAACGGGCAGCAGCAAAGCGCCGTGGAGCGGTGGGCAAGATCAGCGAGGCAAAGGCTGGCCGGATCGTCGCGAGGATGGATGCACAACGCGGACGCAAGGCGCTACCTGGCAGACGTAATGCGAATTTTGCGAGAACTTACGAAAGGTCGAGGCAGTTCATCCTTAAGCCTTCTACAGCTGCGCTAAAGAAGGGCAAGCCGATCAGCGTCAATGAATCGGTGCAAAAGGCTGTCGCTAATGCTGCCAAGCGCCGGAAGCCCAAACCAGCGGCAGCAAAGCCAGCCGTAGCGAAGGTCACTCGCACCGGCGGTCGAATCAATGCTGGCCGAAAGGCCGACAGGAAAGCGACATTAAGCGTCAACAAAGCTCGATCAGAGGAGAGGGCCGCAAGGTTTGACGCAATGAACAAAAACAAGATGGCGCCTTTCTCAAGCCCTAAAAGGCAAAAACAAAACCAACGGCTAAATGATGCAGTCTATGAGGTTAATTCAAGGGTTCAAACCAGGAGAAACATAAGAGCCCAATTCCCTGTCAACAGAAAAACCCCGTCACTAAAAGCTGGCAAAATATCGTCAACTATCAAGAAAGCTAGCGCCACAAAAGCGCAAAAAGGCAGAGCCACGGCGAATAAAGAGAGAAGCCTTGACAGTCGGGGAAATATAAGAGGCGGGAAAAATCGCAAGACCTATAGGACATCAATGAAGGCGGCTGAGTTCTACAGCAACCCAGCGAAGGCACTGAAAGGCATTAAAAAGGAAGTTGGCTACAAGGCGCCGCGAAGCCTGAGGAAAGGCGTTAAGCAAACCCCAGTCAAAAGGCCAACTGTAAATTCAGCAAAAAGGGCGCCGGACAATGCAAGGACAAGGGCGAATCGACTTAAGACAACTCAAGCAAAGGTCAAATATCTAAGGGTAGAACCTGACAGTTCAGCGTTCAAATCAGCGGTAAAACAACGCGACGCAGCCTTGAAAGCACGCCCTGCAGGCACCGCAGGCAAAGTAACGTTTAGATCAAAAGCAAGGGCCGCTAGCCGTTTCCAGCAGCGAGCAAACGACGTGACGGGTCGCGTCCGCATGGATATCAAGTACGACAGGACCAAATCTTTAAGGGCCACTGGTGGCGGAGGAGGCAAAGGGGCAAGGGTCCGCGACACTGGAGCTAGTCAAACATCACTTTTTGGCAAGCCTGCGCCGTTACGTCGGGCATCAAAGGTCAGCGTAATAAAGCGCCGTACAGGCAAGCGACGTTTTAGCTGACCTGCTACGATGCTTCATTCATAGGTTCCCCAGACCTCACTCCTTGCAGGGAGTGGGGTTTTTTAGTGCTTATCGACCGCAGCGGCTGACCTGCTACGCTCAGCACGTTGCCTGAGTTAATGGGTCTCAGGTTTCATTGGGCAAGTGGGTTCCTGGCCTCAGCGAGTCGAGCCGCTGGGGCTTTTTAGTGCCTATAAGCGTCCGCTGCTTTCTTTGCATTCGCATTCTGCAGTTGCCGACGATGCGACTTCACTAAGTGCCAAGATGACACGTTGCAACAGCTCGTGATCCCTTCCTCTGTCAGGCACACCCTCACGCAATCGTCCGCAGTGGGGCTGACGTCCAAATCGTTCATGCCTGTTTTGATGCCTCTTGCTAGGTTAAAGCCGAATGCACCCCCAGCCTCATGGAAGAATTTCTCAATGCTCTCGACGATCTCATCGCAGAAACTGAAGGGCTCAGCGTGATCGAGCTTGTCGGCGCTTTGGAACTAGCCAAAAACGACATTATCGCCGGGCTGGCCGTTGCCGAACTGATGACCGAAGACAATGAAGAGGCAACAGCATGAACCGGCCCATCGTTACCGCTGTTGGCCGTTTGCTGCAGCCGAAACACGGCGAACCGCGAAAGCATCAGCTGATTCAAGTTGATGCAAATGGCCGTGCCAAAATTATCAAAGATCAGCCGGCTTAAACTGTTAGCAAAAGGCGGCTACAGCATTGGTCTATCAATCAACTGCACGGAACACAACTAGAACGTCAAAGGTCGTAAATGTCTATGACCCAAATCAGGCATGGATTGATCAGGAACCACACTGGGAGCTGATCGAATGCTTGCTGACGGGCACCTATGGCATCAGGAAGGAGGGCCGTAAGTATCTCCCGCAGGAACCGCGTGAGCAAGATGATGCCTATCAGAACAGGCTGCTTCGCAGCACGCTGCAGCCGTATTACGTCAGGCTTGAGCGGCTGCTGGCAGGGATGCTTACGCGCAAACCCGTCAAGCTGAATGGCATCTCAGATGGCATTCGTGAGGACTTGTTCGACGTTGACCGGCAAGGCAATGACCTAAACACTTGGGTGTATGAAACAGCCAGAAAGGCAATCCGTTATGGACATGTTGGTGTTTTAGTTGATGCACCGTCAGACGGTAACGGCAGGCCATATTGGTGCGCCTATACGCCAAGGGACATCTTGGGATGGCGCACTGAGATCCAAGACGGCAAGCCACGGCTTGTGCAGCTCAGACTGAAAGAACAGGTCACTGAGCCTGATGGAGAATACGGCGAAAAAATAGTTAATCAGGTAAGAGTATTAACGCCAGGGTATTACGAGTTATTCAGGCAAGATGAGAAAAAAGACTACACATTATTCGAGGAAGGTAAAACAAGCCTGAGTGAAATACCGTTTTCAGTTGTATACAGCAACCGCGTCAATTACTTGCAATCAAAACCGCCGATGGAAGACATTGGTGAATTAAACATCAAGGCGTACCAAGTTCAATCAGATCTTGACAACATCTTGCACGTTGCAGCGGTGCCGATGCTGGCGATTTTCGGGTTTCCGCAATCAGCAGAGGAGATCAGCGCGGGGCCAAATGAAGCGCTTGCGTTACCTGAAGGCGCATCAGCTCAATACATCGAGCCAGGTGGCGCAAGCTTTAACGCATTGTTTCAGCGGTTGGATCAGATCGAAAAGCAGATCAATGAGCTGGGCTTGGCCAGTGTGCTGGGCCAAAAGCTTTCAGCTGAGACAGCCGAGTCAAAGCGCATTGACCGCAGCCAAGGCGACTCAACGATGATGGTGATTGCCCAAAATATGCAGGACATGATTGACAATTGCCTGCGGTTTCATGCTGACTATTTAGGCGACGCATCACCCGGCAGCGCATTGATCAACCGTGATTTCATGGGCTCCCGCATGGACCCTGGCGAAATCAAAGCGCTGCTTGAGCTTTACCTGGCCGGCACTATCACCCAATCGACGATGCTGACGCAACTTGAGGCAGGGGAAGTGCTCGGTGATGACTTTGACCTTGAGGAGGAGCTTGAGGCAACGGCTGCCGGTGGCCTGCAGGAATGAGCACACCGTCCGAGTTTTATCGGCACGCTGTTGACCTAAACAGGTTCAGCAATGCCGAGGCGAAGCAGATCGCGATCGCTTACAACCGTCTGATTTTGCAGGCCGTCGCCGACCTGCAAATTTTGGTCGAGGATGAACGAGCATTTGACCGTCAAACCAGGCTGAGAGAGATCGTCCGGCAGCTACGGGCAAGCCTCGATAACTGGGCCGGCGAAAGCTCGGCATTGCTGGCGGGGGAGCTGCAGGGCCTAGCCACATTTGAGGAGCAGTTCATCAGGGCGCAGCTGCTGGAGATGGTGCCAGAACGGATGATCGAACAGGTCAGGTCGTTGCAGATCGATCCAGGCTTTGCCCGTGCTGTCGTGATGACAGATCCAATCGAGATCGGCCTGAATGTTCTGTCTGATGACTTACTACAAGCAGTGGGACCATCACCGGCAACATTCAGGCTTACAGCAACGCAGGGCGCTCAAATCACGCTGCCTAACGGCTCAACCGTATCGAAAGCTTTTAGGGGCATCGCTGAGTCTCAAGCTGAGCTGTTTACCAAAACGGTTCAGTCTGGGTTCCTAGCGGGTGACTCAGGGCCTCGAATGGCAAGGCGCCTAAAGGGGCGTTTGCAATTTGCTGATTTCGGGCCGCTATCAGTGCGACAACTAGCGCAGGCAGGGGGGCAGCTCACAGCAGTGGCGAATCATCAGGTAAATACGTTGGTGAGAACTAGCGTCAATCAAGTAGCAAATGCGATCAGCCAAGCCACCTATAAGGCCAACGCTGAAATCACCGAGAAATACAAATATGTTGCGACGCTGGATTCACGAACTTCGGCACGCTGCAAGGCGTTAGATCAGCAGGTGTTTGAGTACGGCAAGGGGCCAACACCCCCGCAACATTTCAACTGCAGATCAACGACCGTCCCAGAGATCGATTATGCAGCGCTAGGGATGCCTGAACCGCCACCTAGCGCAATACGCAGGCCGGGCATTATTTCAGGGCCGATGAGCAAAGCAGCCAAGACGCGGACGGTTCCGGCGAATCAGTCTTATGGGGAATGGTTGCAGGAGCAAGGCGACAACGTAAAGCGCGATGTTTTGGGGCCTAGCAGGATCCCTTATTGGAACAAGCTGGTGAAGAAATACGGGCCAGAAGATGCAATCCGTAAGTTTGTCGCGAATGATGGTTCAGAGCTGACATTGAAGCAGCTCAAAGCAAGGTACGGGCAACCGTAGAATGAGAGCAGCAGCGACTTAGCTATGAAATGCGGCGGTTATAAGAAGCCAAAAGGCACCAAGAAAGGCGGTAAGAAGAAATGAGAAAAGGGCAGCGAGTCAGCTGGGTTTATCAAGGCAAGCGCACGTTTGGCACTGTTACCGCAATGGGCGGGGCCAGGGCAGCGATCAAAGGCCCTAGAGGTGGCAACATCGTTAGGGTCGGCACTGCTGATGATCCAGTGGTCAAACTCAAATCAGAATCGACAGGCAACCCAGTCCTGAAGCGTCGATCACAGTTGAAGGCAGCACCAAAGAAAAAGTGAGCATCAAGCGCGGCGGCCATACGTTTGACGGTTACAACAAGCCGATCCGAACGCCAAACCATCCCAGCGGCAAAAGCCACGCTGTAGTGGTGAAGGCGGACGGCAAACCGAAGCTGATTCGGTTTGGAATGCAAGGCGCAAAGCCAAAGCCGCCACGTAAAGGTGAGTCAGCTGCTGATAAAGCAAAACGCGCATCATTCAAAGCGCGACATGCGAAAAACATCGCCAAAGGCAAAACTTCTGCAGCCTATTGGGCGAATAAAGTAAAGTGGTGAGGCAAATAAGCCTTACGGGTTTCACATGACCGACGAGATTACGTCTCAAGAGCAAGAACAACCAGCAGCTGATGTTGAGGCGCTAAAGAAAAGCGTTGAAGCATTAGAGCGCAAGAATTATGAGCTGATTGGCAAGCTGAACAAAGCAAAAGCTGCTGATGTTGACGTTCAGGCCCTGATTGACTTCAAGGCAAAGGCTGAGCAAGACCAACTGGAAAGCAAAGGCCAATACGCCGAGGCCAAAGCTGCACTTGAGCAGCAGTTCAGGGAATCAGCTACTGAGAAAGACAAGCGGATCGCGGAGCTGACCGATCGGGTGCAAGAACTTGAGTTGATGGCACCAGCCGTCAGCGCATTGTCTGATGTGGTGCATGACCCTCAACTGGTGCTTAACACCCAGTTGAAACGCGACCAAATACAGCGTGAGCCTGATGGCACTGTCGTGGTGGTTGATGGCTATGAGCGCACCCCCGTTGGGGAATGGGCAAAGGCCAAAACACCGGCATGGATGCAAAAGGCACCAAAGCCGCAGGGCAGCGGGGCTCCATCGTCGAGGGCTAGCGGTGAGATCACACCAGGCACAAAGAACCCGTTTAGTGCTGAAAACTTCAACCTGACAGAGCAGTCACGACTGTATAAAACAGATCGTGATTTGTACGAGAGGTTAAAGAATGCTGCAAGCCGCTAATATGTTGTGAAGGTGAAGCTACGCAGAGCCGGAAGGGTTACGCCCGAAAAATAAACAACCATTTTTAGGAGGTTAGTCATGGCGGTTCTGCGCAGTGACATCATCATCCCGGAGATTTTTACTCCATATTTGATCGAAGAATCAACGCGGCGTGACGCATTTTTGCAAAGCGGTGTTGTGCAACCATTGGCGCAGCTTGATGCGTCTGAGGATGGCGGCGATTTCGTCAATGTGCCATTTTTCTCAGCCAATTTAGCTGGCGATTTTGAAGTTCTGTCTGACAGCTCTTCACTGACTCCAGGCAAGATCACAGCCGACAAGCAAGTAGGCGTCGTGCTCCATCGTGGCCGTGCGTTTGAATCCCGTGATTTAGCAGCGTTGGCATCTGGGGCTGACCCGATGGCCGCTATTGGCCAGAAGATGGCCAACTATGTGAACCATCAGCGTCAAAAGGACTTGCTCGCATGTCTCAGCGGTGTGTTTGGCCCGGTCAACAACACGTCATCTGCTGCCGCGTTCTTTGAGCTAACGATCGACGGTGAATCTGGCGATACTCCAACATCGCTCAGCCCCCGTCAGGTTTCGCAGGCCCGTGCATTGCTCGGTGATCAAGGCGAAAAGCTGAACACAATCGTGATGCACTCAAAGACCTATTACGAGTTGGTGGAACGTCGTGCTGTTGATTATGTCAAGGCAACAGATGTTGCCGGCGGGGATGCAACTGCATCCGGCGGGTCAATCGCTAACGCCTATGGAGAGGTCACAGTCCCGACCTACTTGGGGATGCGAGTCATCGTCTCTGATGACGTGAACACCGTTGGATCTGGTGCATCGACTGAATACGCCGTTTACATGTTCTCTCAGGGCAGCGTTGGCAGCGGCGAGCAGGCTGGCATTCAGACCGAAACTGACCGGGACATCTTGCAAAAGTCTGATGCAATGTCAATCGATCTTCATTACGTCTACCACCCAGTGGGCGCAAAGTGGGCCGTGACTGATGCAAACCCAAATCGCACCCAGTTAGCAACTGCTTCCAACTGGAGCAAAGTGTACGAAACCAAGAATATTGGAATCGTGCGTGCAACCGTCGTTTCTTCAATGGATTGATCAATCATGGCAAGTATCTTTGAGACATCCGCCGGGCTGGCCATTGGCTATACCTCCGGCGGGGCTGTAACCCAGCTCACAAGCAAGGCAACAGGCGTAACCGTGAACGCTCCATCAGGGGCTATCACGACTGACGATGCATCACTGGCCGGTAACGCTGAGGTGACTTTTACCGTCACCAACAGCTCTGTTACCGCTAGTGACGTGGTTCTGGTCAGCGTCCAGTCTGGCGCGAGCACAGGGCTCTATCTGGCGTTTGTGTCCGCCACTGCTGCAGGAAGTTTCGATGTCACACTCTCAAACCTCGGTTCAACCGCTGGTGAGGCCGTGGTCATTAACTTTGCAGTGATGAAGGCTGCAGCCTCATAACCATGGGGCTCTACGCTTTTAGGAGGAAGGCGAAGGAGCAGGAAGCAGCAGCAGCCACCGCCAAGGCTGTTGCTGCTCCGGCACCGGAGGAGACCAGCAAACAGGAATCGACTGATGGCAGTAGTAATCGTCGCAACAGCAGGAGCCGCAAACGCAAACTCTTACCTGACGCTGACTGACGCTGATGCGTTGGTGGATGCAATGGTGTTGGGTTCTGATGCCTCAAAATGGGGCACAGGTAACGTTGATTCACGAAACAGGGCGCTTGCAGCTGCTGCACAACGCCTAGACCGTGAGCGGTTCCTTGGTGCTCGCGCAACCGATACGCAGGCATTGCAATGGCCACGGACAGGAGTGCGAAAGCCGGACACGTATTCAAGCCGATATTCAACCGGCTTCCCGTTTACGATCACGGCTGATTATTACACAGACACCGAGATCCCAGATCAGATTCAGCGGGCTCAAATTGAGCTGGCGGTTTATCTGCACAACAATAAGGACGGCATTGGCCTGAGTGGGCTTGAGGATTACAAGAGCGTGTCGATCGGAAGCATCAGCATCACGCCAAACCTGACATCAGGCGCGGTCGGAGCTGACCGGGTGCCGCCAATGTATGAACGCCTGCTAACCGGCCTTAGAATCAGCGGACCAGGCAACATTGCAATCAGAAGGAGCTAACGATGAGCTATCCAGGCTACGAGTATCTCAACCCGCATTTCATCAGCGATACCGCTGTGCATACGGGTCGTTTTTGGAAGATTGTATCACTAGAGGATTCAGAGTTCCATACGCTCGTTGGTGAAAACTTCACCGGCAATGCTTTGAGTTCAGTTGTTTTCAAATCAAGCTGTGAGATTCATGGAGTCTTTACCAGCATCAAATTGAACGGGGGGGCCGTTGTGGCTTACCGTATTTAATGGCATTGTCTAGCGCGTTGCAGAAAGCAGCGCAAAACGCGATGAAGAGCCTAGGCGGTGACGTTACGGTTCAAACCGTATCTGGTGGCGCTTATGACACAACAACAGGGCAGATCAGTGACAGCACCAGCAGCAATGAAATCAAAGGGGTGTTGCAGGGTGTATCGGATAGAGAGGTGAATGAGCTGATCCAGTCTGGCGATAAACGATTAATCATCGCAGCGGCTGACGCGGCGGCTGTCCCGACCACGCAAGACCGCGTTTTGATTTCTGGCGTTTCGCATGAAGTGATTAAGATCGACACCATTGAGCAAGACAATGAACCGCTTATCTACGAATTTATTTTGAGGGCCTAATCGTGACGCGCAACATCAAGCTTGGTGAGATTGGCGATTTCATGGGCGAGCAAGTTCAAGAGCTTGTCAAAGTCACGACTCTTGAATGGGAAAAACGAGTCAAAGAAAAAACGCCAGTAGACACAGAAAGGTTAAGAGGGGGTTGGCAAAATAAAATTGAGCCTTACGAAGGAGTAGTAAGCAATGGGGTCGAATACGCCGAGCCGGTTTGTTTTGGCAACAATCTGCCACCATCCTGGGGAGGAGAGTTCAAGACAAGACAAAACACGATCGCCGGTTTCCCTGAGCTAATCGGCAAGGAGCTTGAATCGTGGTCGAAGGAGCAGTATGAACGCATTAAGAGGAGAGACTAATGGCAGCCGCAGACCTAAATGCAGTCAGAGCCGTCATTGAGGGCAGGCTGGCCGCTGAGCTTGCAAATGCTCCGGTGATTCCAGTTGTGTTTCACAACATGGCTTATAAGCCAACCCCAAACTCTTCGTGGGCTCAATGCTTAGTGAGTTTTGGCTCTAATGAATATTTAAGTCTTGGCGGAGCTACGTCTTCAGACAATCGAATTGTTGGCTTATTACTGATCAACATTTTTTCAGCAAAAGGCGTTGGCCCTGGTGTTAATTATATGATCGGCAAACGTGTTCGAGACCTTTACAATAGGATGAACGTGTCGGGGGTTTACTTCGATGCAGCAACAGGTCCTGAGGTTCTGGGTTCACCAGCTCCTGAAGGCTACTTCCAAACTCAGGTCCGTGTGACCTTTGAATACATCGAGGAACTCTGACCATGGCTTTTTATCGCGGCGAGCAAGGCAACGTCCTTTTTAAGCATGACACTGGTGACACTCTGACTGTCGTAACGGCAGTGCGGTCATGGTCGCTGACTATCGACAAAGAGTCACTTGAAGTCACAAAAATGGGTGACACCTTTCGCGATCGAGTTGGTGGCTTAATTGGCGGCAGCGGCAGCATTGAAGTCTTTTACGAGAAGACTGCAGCGGGTGATGGCAAAGGCGATTTGATCCGTGAAATCTTGACAACCCCAGCGACTGAATCAACTGTTGCTGGTGCAGAGCTTTACACCTACGACGCAGGGAGCCAGGCGGCCACAAGCGAAAAACTTACGTTTGACTTACTAATTACATCGTCTGAGTTCAGTGCTAGCGTTGGTGAGCTGCAAATTGTGACCTTTAATTTTGATACTAAAGGCGCGATAGCTCTTACCACTGTTTCTTGATCTCGTTCATGGCTGCTTCAAATCAACGCACTGTTGACCTGCTTACCGGTGCTTTTGACCTTAGTCAGAGGCGCAAGTTTGTTGTCAACAATGCAGACGGTGAGCCTATCCTTGACTTGTATTTCAAGCCAATTACAAGGGCTGACCGTAAACGCGCCCAATCTGTTGCCAATAGTGACGAGGCTTTGGACATCAGCACACAAATGCTGTGCCAAAAAGCAGAGTTGAAAGATGGTGTCAAGGCTTTTGCTGCTGCTGATGCTGCCAAGCTGCAACGTGAATTGCCTGAGACCGTTCTGAACGATCTTGAGCTTTTCTTGTTTGGCGTTGGAGAAGAGGCGGGGATTGAAGAAGCAAAAAACGACTAAAGCAGGACAGTTGGCTCAATTTTGAGTTTTTCCTGGCCTGCGAGCTTGGCATGACGGTGAGCAAGCTTCGCACAGAGTTGTCTGATGCGGAGCTTGTTCATTTTGCTGCGTACTATCAGTTGAAGGGAGAAGAGGAGAAAAAGGCAATGGATCGCGCCAAGGCTAGACGGCGGTAAGATTGGAGCATTGCGTGAGTTGTTGTGGCAGTTTCTTCAGTCAAGCTGATTGTTGACGCACAAAACGCAGTCAACCCACTGAAGCGGGTTGCGAAAGAAACAAAGAAAGTAGAGGAAGGCGTCCGTGACGTAAATGGTCGACTTAGAGATGCGAAAGGACGTTTCATTGGTGCAGGGAAAGGCGCTCAGCAAGCTAGCGGTAGTTTTAAGTCTTTAGGTGGAGCCTTAGTAAAAGTTGCCGCAGCGTATGCAACGCTTGCCGCTGCACAGTCGGCGGTTAGAGCAGGTATTCAAAGGATTGAATCCGAAAGGCGTCTTCAGTCTTTAGCCAAAGGTTATGGAGAGGTCGCAGCTCTTTCTAATGCGGCGACTCAAGCCTCTCAGCGTTTCGGAGTTAGTCAAACAACAGCCAACAAAGCAATTGCACAGGTTTACGCAAGATTGAGGCCGGTTGGCGTCACCTTAAAAGACATTGTTAGCACTTACAACGGTTTTAATACGGCTGCAAGGATTAGCGGGTCCACTGCTGAGGAAGCCTCAAACGCGTTTACGCAATTGGCTCAAGCTTTAGGCTCTGGGGCATTGCGTGGGGATGAATTTAATAGCATTTCCGAGCAAGTTCCTGGCATCCTGACGGCAATTAGCAAGCAGACTGGAATAGCTCAAGGCAACTTAAGAAAATTTGCAGCTGAAGGGGGGATTACTGCTGATATTGTTATTGGGGCTCTAAAGCGCATCGAAGTAGAGGGCGCGGATCAACTTGCAGACGCACTAAAGGGGCCAGCGCAAGCAATTAAAGACTTTGAAAACGCAACAGAAGAAGTTCAAGTTGCTCTCACTCAAAACGTTGTCCCTCAGCTTGCCGAATCTTTTCGGGGCTTGGCTGAGTTAATTTTAAATTTAAAAGGACCCATTGAGTCCATTGGCCAGGTAGCAGCAAGCACTCTCAACCAAGTCAATAGCTTGATTGTTGCTGCTACCAGCCCCGGCGCAGTTTCTGCCAAGCGAGACATAAAAGGAGGAATACTACCTTTGAACGTTCAAGGATCAGCTGAGCTGTTTAAAGGAACAGGCCCACAAGGTAAAGGATTGAAAGGATTGCAGGAGGAGTCAATAGCACTGGCAGCTTTAAGAAAGCAAAACCGTAAAACTGTATTACTCGAATTGATGAAAAATAGGTTGGAGACTATGGACGCTCCTCCTGAAATACCTACGCTTTCGACTCCTACCCTTTCAGTACCAGTGCTGAAAAATGTCAAAAGCGGCGGCGGTAGCGGGAAAAACAAAAGTCAAACAGATCAAGCAGAAAAGCTATTAAAACAGCAACTAGAATCCGGGGCCAAATTAAGCCAGCAATTTACAAGACAAATAGAGCTTAAGGAAGCAAGCAGTGATTTAGCACGTGAAGAGTTGCAAATTGAATTTCAAAGACAAGACGCTATAGCGAGAATCGTAGAAACAGCAGAAATAAGTGAGCAAGCTGCACTTAAAGAATTGGCAAACAAAATTGCAATTCTTGATGTAGAAAAAGCGAGAGCGAAGGTCGCGGCAAAGCAAGCCAGTGATCAGCAAGAAAGAGATAAAGCAGCAGCTGAAGCCGCGCAACGTCGGCTTGAGTCTGACCCTGGATTTCAAATGCAAAAGCAATTTGAAGAGCTAATTAAACTTGAAAATCAAGTAGCAGCAGGGGCAAATGCTATTGGAAGCGCATTTAGCAATGCTTTCGTTGGCGTCATTTCTGGGGCTAAATCAGCGCAGGAAGGCTTAGCTGAAATGATGCAATCGGTAGCAAAGCATTTTCTCGATATGGCTGCAAAGATTATCGCCCAACAGACGGCAATGATTTTATATGGCACGATCATGAAGGCGCTGGGTGTTTCCATGCCGGGGAGTAGTGGATTCAATCCAGGGGCTCCAAGTATCACGGGAAATTCACTAGGCGATTTTGGCGGCGGTACGCCCTTTGCTGGAGCGTTTAGAGCCAACGGCGGCCCAGTCAGCGCAAACACGCCTTACATCGTGGGCGAACGTGGGCCGGAATTGATGGTCCCATCCACCAGCGGCATGGTGCTATCTAACAGCGAAACCCGTCAGCAGTTGGACAGTCAGCAGAGCGCAGCTAGCACTCGCGAACAGTTGGACAGTCAGCAGAGCGCAGCTAGCACTCGCGAACAGTTGGACAGTCAGCAGAGCGCAGCTAG